CGCCTGGACAATCTGGCAGATGGCCGGGACAAAGGTCCTCTCGATCTACTTTGTGGACCAGACGCTATACCTCCTGATGCAGCACAGCGACGGTGTCTACCTGGAGTCAGTGAACACGAGCGAGGGCCAGATCGACCCGAACACGCAGACGCAGGACGCCTATGGCCTCGTGACCAAGGATGGCTGGCTGTGTCACCTGGACCGCAGGATCACAGAAGCTAGCCTGGTGTCGCGCACATACGATGCAGCCACCGACCGGACAACCGCAGTCTTGCCGTACGACGCTGACAACCAGACGCTGAAGGTTGTGACGAGAGACGATGGAACGTCCGCTGCTCCTGGTGTTGTCCGTGAGGTCATAAGCCAGAGCGGGACAAGCGCAGTCATATCGGGTGACGTCACCGCAGACAGCCTCTGGATTGGCGTGGCATACAAGAGCTTCTACCGGTTCTCAGACCAGTACATGAAATGGTCACATCAGACAGGCGGAGTCTCGTCGGTCACCGACGGGCGCACTCAGATTTTGTGCGTCAAGCCAACCTACGCCCGCACCGGGTACTTCCAAATGGATGTTACCGCACGAGGCCGCGACGTTCGAAGCAACACGTTCACGGGCAGGATTATGAATGATCCGTCTAATGTCATTGGCGAGGTTGCTATCAGCGACGGTCAATCGAAGATGACAGTGAACTCCCGCAATGACCGGTGCTCCATTGACATATGGTCGGACAATCACCTGCCTTTCTTCATCCTGAGCGCTGACTTTGAGTTCAACTTCACGGCGCGTTCCCGGCAATTATGAGCCCTGGGCTCGAAGGTCTCGTACGTTACCCATCAGACGATGACATTGATTATCTGAGTGCGTCCCTGCGACACGCAGACCTGCAAGAGATCGCAGCGGCGTCGGGCGAGAGTCCATGGGAAGTCATCCGGCGAGGCCGTGCCATCTCGTCTGAGTGCAAAGTTGGGATATCAGCCTCAGACAACAACCCGTTCGTCATATGGGGCGTTGTGCCCGTACACGGCACGGAAGCTGCAGCCATATGGATGCTCGCCACACCAGAAATCGAAACGAACGCCATGTTGTTCCTTCGGCGATCCAGAGATGAAGTCGACGAGCTCAACAAGCTCCATGACGTGCTTTTTAATTACGTGGACGCTCGCAACGCGCTGCACATCAAGTGGCTGCGGTGGGTTGGCTGCCAATTCATTCGGCGTCACGAGAGACACGGGGTCGAGCAACGACCTTTCTTAGAATTCATTAGGACGAGAAAACATTAGATGAGGGACGCAAGAGATGTGTGACCCAACTGTCGTGGCAGTCGGTTCGGCTGCTGTCGGATACGTCGCGGATCAGCAGAAATCGGCGGCTATAGCTGGTGTTAATAGAATGCGCGTCGAGAATTACCGCAAGCAGTCGATCCTCAACAGGATTGCTGCCGAGAAAGCGCAGAACATCCAGACGAGACAGCTCGACGAGCAGGAGCGCCAGGTCAGAGAGCGAGATTACCGCGAGCTTCTGGACTCGAACATTCGGACCCTACAGGCCATCGGAGAGACTGAAGCTGGAGCCGCATCAGCAGGCGTAGAGGGCGCTTCAGTGCGAGCGCTGTTGAACGACTACAGGGCTTCGGAGGCGAGGTTCGCGGATAGCGTTCGCTTCAACCGAGACAGCAGGAGCAGGCAGCTTGATGTCAACCGCGACATGATCGCTGAGCAAGCATTCGCGCGCGCAAACTCTATGCAGGTGCCAGAGATTGCGGCCACTAATGCCCCAAGCCCTATGGGTGCAGCACTTCAAGCAGGTGTGTCCGGCTACGGTGCATACGAGGCGGGCAAGGTCGACGGCGTCTACTCCTCGCCCCTCACTCGCTTCCTCGGGTCCTCTTTCGGGTCGTCACCTGAACCGTCACTAGTTCGTCCTAACCGAATTGGGTTCTGAGCATGGCTAGCTTTGCAGCAAACAACAGACTTCTGGGCGCATCGACGCGCATCGAAACAGCGGCTCGTATCGTCGACCCTTACTTCCCGCCCACTCCGCTCCCACAACCCTCGTATGCGCAGATAGAAACACCTGGTCTCGCCCGGTTGGCCGAAGGTCTGTCGAACGTGGCACCGCAGCTCATGCGCGCCATGCAGGTTGAGACTGAAGAGTTCCGCAAAGAGGAGACGCTGGCCGCTGTAGCTGATCGTCAGCAGTCGATGATGAACTATGCGGACGCTGTTTCTTCCGGTGAGATACCCGCAGGTGCTTCCCCGTATTACGTCAAGGCGTACCAGGAAGAAGACGGAAGGCTCTCAGCCAACAGATACAAAGCATGGCTGGAGCTCGACTCCGATTGGCAGGCGTTCGCTACCAGGGATTTCGACGACGAGGAACTGGCTGCTGCTGCCCTTAGTGAGTTTGTCGGGCTGAAGAGAGCTGAATTCTTGGATATGCAGGGAGAGGTTCCAGACAGTTGGATCATAGGCTTTCGCTCACAAAGCGCCGGGGTCGAGAACGCTCTAGCGACGGATATGATCGCCGCACGGACCGAAGAGAACGAACGTAAGTTCACAACGGCCGTGGAAAACCGGATAACGCAATCTCTGCTGGTTGGAGAGACGCCTGAAGAGATAGGCGCGTCATTGACAGCAATATCCTCTGAGTCAATAGGCCAGTTTGGTCTCGATGGGACTGAATTCAACAACCTTGTGACGAATGTCGTTGTCGCGAATGCTCAAGCTGCGGCTGTAGATGGCAAATACGATCTCGCTCGGCAGCATCTTGCAGTTCTTCAAAACATCCAGACGAACGAAGGGCCTCTAGCGGGCCGCTTTGAGACGATGAACCAGACGTCAGAGGCCTACACCTTCATCCGCGACCGTGAGGAAGCTGAGATAAGGTGGGGGCACTATCAAGAAGATAGGGACTACAAGGACCGGACGCAGCCTATCATTGAAAGAAATCTTGAGATACAGAACGCCATCGCCGAGGCAAACTTAATTAATTTCAATAACCAACAGGACATCCAAGCCAGGCGCCTCGAAGTCGGATTGCTCGTCGCGAACGACCCATTCAGTCAAGAAGCACTGGATGCTATTCAGAGGTTAAGGCAGCTTGAGGTTCCAGGTGCGTTAGCATTGGCGTCGGAAATGCAAGAGCTGATGGTTAAATCAGCCGAAGGTCTCCGCAATCCGGACTTCGAGCCGAAGGACCCTGATCTCTACAGAGGGCTTCAGAGAGACGCCATTTCAGGGACACTATCTTCGGAGACCCTAAACGAAGCTTATCTCGACGAGCAGATCGATTACCGTACATTCTTGGAAATCCAAGGGCTGGCTGGGCAGTCGGCTATCGAAAATAATAGGATGGATAGCTCCCCCCCCGTTGTGGGGCGCGAATGGGATCGCGTTGAGAAGTCTCTGCGTACCAACCTCCTCCAGATAGACGATCCGCTCGCTGTGTACGCGTCCTTCGCACCGGACGGCCCCGACGCCATCGCTGTTGAGCAGGTGATTAGCAGGGCAAGGCAATACTACCTTGCGCGGGACGGAGAGCTGCCATTCGCTGAGATGAGCGAACTCGACGTAATTAGATGGGCTGATGAGGTGATGGCACTAGCTACCGGCTGGGAAGATTTCATGGCCATCAAGAACCTATCAGAGACCCAATTGGACGCCGGAGTTCCCCTAGAGGTCACAGGGGACACAGGGACCCCAGGGACCCCAGGGACCCCAGGGACCCCAAATGAAGTAAATCCTTACAGTAGGTTTTCGGGGGCAGGGGGACTGGACAGCGAATGACGGTGATTGAGACAGAACGAAAGACGGAAGGAATGAGGCACCATGCCTAGCGCAGTAAATTTCCTTGGCAGTGGCTACGAACCCGCCGATCCGGTTGTCAGCCTAGAGGAATTACCGACTGAAGCTGTCGAGATGCTTAAGGCTAGCCCGCACGAAGCCGACATGTTCGAAGAAGTTTTCGGCCCAGGTTCCGCAAGCGTAGCCCTTGGTCAGGACATGTCGTCTTTGGCCCAGATTACACGAGGCGCGGAACGAGGAGTTCGAAGCGCCTTCAACAGCGCTATCAGCCTGGCGGAGAACATCGACAACAGCCTCGGTGGAGCTCTCGACGACCTGGGGATACCCACAGTGTTCTCGTGGGATGACCAGGGTCTTCAAGTCCGCACCCGATCCGAAGCCGCTGAGCTGGGCATGGATGTCAAAGTGCTCCTGTTCGATGGCCTGGGCGATCCTCTCGTGCCTGATGACTCCATGCGGATTGTTCTGCCTGACGCACCGGTAACCCCTGAGGGACAGCTCTCAGAAGGCGTGGCTCAATATCTCACGGGCTTTGCTATGACAGGTGGGATGGCTGGAAGGGCCGTGCTAGGTGCCGGTGCGATTACCAAAGCCGCAGCACAAGGCTTCGCCGCCGATTTTGTAGCCTTTGACGAAGACGAGGAGAACCTCTCGGCCTTCATCCAATCTGTCCCTGGCTTGGAGAACCCTGTCACCCAGTTCCTTGCTGGTGACGAGAACGATGGCTGGCTGGAGAGCAGGCTTAAGACAGCCTTCGAGGGCCTGTTCATCGGCGTAGGTGCCGATTTAGCTTTTCGTCTGGCCAGGTATGCGGCTAAAGGAACCGCGTCATGGGCCAGCGGCCTAAGAGAAGCGAGGCATCTTCACGAGGCTGGAGACTTTGAGGGTGCCGCCCGACGAATGGATGAAGCCCGCGACCGATCTCTTGAAGCTTCAAGGGCCATGGGTAACGACCCAGTTGATGCCGGTGATGCTGCAGATAGAGCCGCCGCGAACCCCTTGAGCGACGATGGTCCAACTTCAGCTTCAGCACTGGAAGAAGACGCCAAGCGTTTAGTGGATGCTCTGTCCGGCGACGAAGACGCCGTGTTTGATCCTGAGCTGTTCGCAGACATTCTCAACCCTAAGCACCTCCCTAAGGGCTTCGATACTGAGCAGGCTTTCGAAGCCATTGCTCGTGAGTATGTACGCCGTGCGGGTGGCCTGCAGCAGGGTTCACGGACACAGCAAGAGACCCTTCGGCTAGCAGCCGAGCGCCTGAACACAACGCCCGACGCTATCCTCGATATGTATCAGCGTGCGGGCAACGCCGAAGACCTGGACGTTCTTCTGACTCAGCTTCGGATGACCTTAGCCACAGCCGCGTCTCATTCGAGCAGGATAGCGCGCCAGTGGAGTGCCCTCGACGCCGCTGGGGATGTAGCTGGTAGAGACGCAGCTTCGAAGCACCTGGAAAATGTCTTAAGTGCTGCGGCCACGACCATGGACCGTCTCAACAAGTTCAAGACAGAGTTGGGCCGTGGTCTCGCAGCCTCGAAGATCGATGTCCCTGGGTCGGACCCTGGTGTCTTGAAACAACTCAAGGAAATCATGGCCCTGCCCCCGGCAGAGCAGAAGGTTCTTATGAAGCGTCTCGCTAAGGTGAGCGATGCTCAAGGCCACATCTTCTCCATCGACAAGATACTGGACACTGTAGCGCGGAGAGGACGTCGAGCCCTCCTGATGCAGAATGAGTTCTGGATCAACGCTATCCTGTCTGGTCCTAAGACCCACCTTGTGAACATGCTCGGCAACGCCGTGGAAACTATCGCTCTACCGTTTGAGAGGGGTGTCGGTGGTGTCATCGCTGGCACTGTGGACACACTCCTGGGCAACACGGACGCTGGCATCAGCCGCATCTCCAGGAGCATCCAAGAGACGTCGGATAGCTACTCAGCAATCGGTAAATACCAGGGCGAGAGCTTAAGGAAAGCCTTAAACGCCTTCGCCCAGGAGCAGAACATCCTCGATCCCCTGCACAGAGTCAGGGACGACACTACGTTGCATGAAATACCTGGCGCTGCGGGCAAAGTGATCAGGCTACCAAGCCGCTTCCTCGCGTCAGAGGACGAGTATTTCAAGCAGATCAATTACAGAGCCTTCCGGTACACGGCAGGTATGCGTGAAGCTCGACAGAAGGGCATCCACCGCCAAGCTGATAGGGAAGCGTACGCAGATGACTACGTGAGCCGAGGCTTTAATCCTTCAACGGGTGCTCCGACGGATATTGATGCGCTGGAGTATGCGCGCAGGGCGACTTTCACGAACGATCTAGGCGCACCGGGCCAGAAGTTCACCGATTTCGTGGACTCGATGCCGATCCTGCGCAACTTCGTGCCGTTCATCAGGACGCCTACCAATTTGCTGAAGCATATGCTGTCGCGTACCCCTCTAGGTTTTGCCAGGCCCACCGAGTGGAAGCGCATCATGGGCAAAATGGGGCCGCAAGAGCAGGCAGAAGCCTGGGGAAGGTTCACGACAGCCACAGCGATGACAAGCACAGCGGTATGGCTGGCCTATAACGGGTTTATCACGGGATCGGGGCCTTCCGACCCAAGGATGCGGAACACTTGGTTAGAATCTAACCAGCCTTACTCCGTGAAAATCGGCGGTGAATGGGTTGAGATACGACGTCTCGACCCGCGCTTCTCTATTCTGGGCGTCTTCGGCGAGCTCGCGGAGATTTCTAAGTGGGGAGACGACCCCGATGGTGTCACGGATGTAGTTGCTAACCTCACTCAGGCTCTCTCTACGCAGATCATGGACAGGTCTTACTTCCAGGGCCTGGCCGACATCCTCGAGGCCCTCAATTCTCAAAACGAAGGCCCACTTACGCGCTGGGCGTACAACCGAATTGGCTCGTACATCCCTAACGTCGTCCGGCAGGCCAACCCTGACCAGGAGATGAAGGACATCCGGAACGAATTAGATGCCTTGATAGCTGGCATCCCGATGCTTTCAGGGACTGTCGAGCCTAATAGGAGCCCGCTGACTGGCGAGCCTCTTACGAGGTCAGACGATCTCCTGGGGCAACTGACTCCTCTGCGGATGTTCGAAGATGTTCCCGGCCATGTGGCTGAAGAATTACTCCGCCAGGAGGTTGGTTTAGCTCAAGTCGACGACCGGAGACCTGGCGGTCGCATCCAATACAGCAACTACGTGAACGAAGAGACCGGCCAGACTGCGCTAGATCGCATCAGACAACTGGTGGGTAAGCCAATCGCTGGCAAACCGTCTCTGACTGAGTATCTGGAAATGCTCTTCGCTGATCCGCGATACCAGGAACTAAGTACGATCCCGGCCTCTGACGGCATCCAGACGCAGGCCGCAAAGGTAATCCTCAACGTAGTCGATGAGTACCGTCAGGCCGCAATCTTAGTAGCCATGCAAGAGTACCCAGAGCTTGCCCGAGATATCCAAGCCGAGAGAGCAAACCAAAGGGCGGGTACGGACGTGATCGAACTCCTGGGCGGCGCTTCCCAGTAAGACACCAAGAAGAAGAAGAGAAACGACGAGAGAGCCAGCGGGCCTTTCGGTAGTAGTTTTTTCAGGAGACAAAATGACAGCATATGCACCGGTCACCTACACGGGTGACGGATCACAAACCACGTTCACTTTTTCATGGACCTACCTGAAAACGAGCTACGTTAAGGTCTATGTCGGCGGCGTGTTGACGACGGCCACGGTGACACCGGGGCAAGTCGTACTAGCATCCGCTCCAGGCTCTGGAGTCACCGTTCAGATCATCCGAGAGACTGAGGCGGATACGCGCCTGGTTGACTTCCAAGGCGGGTCAACCGTCGTCGAAGACAACCTTGACCTCGACAGCGATCAGCAGTTCCACATCCTTCAGGAGCGAGCTTCTAAGGAAGGCAACTACCTCGCAGTCGACGATACGCTCAACATCTACAACGCTGGCGCCAGGCGCATCACGAACGTAGCAGATGGCACGGCAGCTCAAGATGCTGCCACCAAAGCTCAGCTCGACGCCTTAACCATCTCAAGCGGTAACGTCACATCGCCTGGATCATCGTTCACCGGCAAGGTTCTGTCGGCCACCTCAGCGACAGCTTACGATTGGTCTAAGGTGTCCCTGGATGACCTCAGCGAGATCACAGGGCCGACCCAATCGTTCATCGATGACCTCCTCAACGCTGACGATACGGCGACCGCGAGGACGGCCATAGGTGTCGGGGCTGCATCGGACAGCGCAGCAGGCATCGTCGAACTTGCGACCACCGCCGAGACGACCACCGGCACCGCCACCGATCTGGCTGTAACCCCTGACGGTCTCAAAGACATGACCAGCCTCGCTGGGGCTGCGTGGTTCCTCGACGAAGACGACATGGCCTCGGACAGCGATACGCAGGTCGCTTCCCAGCAGAGCATCAAGGCGTACGTCACATCATCCGTAGCCGCCTCGCCCACACCCACGGTGCTGCTTCTCAACACTGAGATCACCGGCAACCCGAGCTCCATAACCTTCGAAGACAGCGACGGTATGGACTGGTCAACCTACCGCTACTTTGAAGTCTCGTTCGGGTCATTTGTGAGCGTGGCCATGCAAATTCTCGTGACCATGTCTCAGGGCAGCTCTTATCAGACGGCCTACGCCTATGGGTCTACGGGTGTGACCTTCACCGCAGGTGCGAACCATGCGTCCACCGCCATCCTCTGTCCTCATGGAGCCGAAATCTACAAAGGGTCGAGCGGTTACGATGAAGGCTTCCACCTGTCTGGCCAGTTGCATGGGAACATCACTGACGGCACGGACAAGATGGGACCGTTCTTCCACTGGCGGCTCGGCGCGAACGTCGCGTCCGGTGGCTACGCTGGGTCGGCCTCTGGAACCGGATGGCTGGCTAACGGTGTCGACACTGCAATCGATGGGATCAAGTTCGCGGCCTCAACAGGCACGTTCGTCGACGGGTACATCAAAATCTGGGGTGTGAAATAACAATGACTAGATACACCATGACCGGGCAGGGGACTCTCATTCCCTACACGCCCGCTGAAGAAGCTGCTGCTGACGCTGCTGATGCCGCCCTGCACGCGGCTGAGGTAGCCAAGAATGCTGCGGCGCCGATGGAAAATTGGCTCGAACAGATGGCAGCGTCCGACAAAACAATGACCCGTTCCACCGAAGACCTCATCGACCGCCTGATCGCGACCGATGTCATTCAAGCGACGGATTTGAATGAGTTCCTGTCTAACAACTGGACGGCCAAGAAAGAGCTCAGAGCTCAGAAGCCTGCGTGAGCGTGGAACTCCCTATTGAGCTCCTTCTCGCGCTAGGCGGTTCCGCGGCGTCGGTGATCGTTGCCTGGGGGATCGCCCAGCAGAAATTAACGTCTATCTCCAGCGCACTGCTGGACATCGAGAAGAGACTGAGAGCGCTCGATAACCGGGTCGACAAGACCGAAGGGACGACAGACCTCCTCCAGAACAAGCTGGCCGTACTCGCGTCGATGTCTAGCCCCGAGAGGGAAGAGCGAAAAAACCGCGAGCTCGCATCCATCTTGAAAGATATCGAGTATCTGCAGCGCACTTTCTTGCGCAAACAATGGAGTAAAAAATCCTGAGATGAAGTGGCAAGAGATAGTATCCACGGTCGCGCCGGTGCTAGGCACGGCCATCGGCGGTCCCGTCGGTGGTATCGCCGTCAAAGCGGTCACAGCAGCGCTCGGTCTGCCATCAAATGCGTCTGATAAAGACCTGGATCGCGCCTTGCACGACGCTACACCCGAACAGCTCGTCGCCCTGAAGAAGGTCGAGGCCGAGTTCGAGGTGCAAATGCGAGAGCTGGACGTGGACATCACGCGCATCCACCAGGCGGACCGTGACAGTGCGCGTAAGCGCCAGGCGGCGATCAAGGATCGTATCCCGGGGGTCTTGGCCGTTCTGACCATGATCAGCTTTTTCAGCTACATCGGCGGCGTGACCTTTTGGTCGCACGCGGTGATGGCAGACCCAGGATTTCTAAACCTGGCCATTGGCTGGCTGGGCGGAACAGCGTCAACAGTGATCGCCTACTACTTCGGGTCAAGTGCTGGCCAGGACCGCATGCAAGGAACGGACTCAAAACCATGACTGAAGACCTACTCGCGAACATCTTCGACGCTCTCGGGGAAACACTTCTAACCAGGCTGCAGAGCGGAGAGGCTACTGCTGCAGAGCTCAACGTCGCCCGACAGTGGCTCCGCGACAACGGCATCGACTCCGATGGGTTCCACAATAGTCACGTACGTTCTATCGCAGAGGCTATCCCCGTCTTCGACGAAGAAGACCCTGTGACCGGTGCCACTGTTCTGCCGATCAGGGCTGCGGCTGCCAGCAGGTAAATGAGCTCCCCCACGCGGCCTCTTAACGACTTCCGCTCTGCCCTCTACCTGATCTGGAAGCATCTCAATCTACCAGCCCCTAGTCCCCTTCAGAATGACATAGCGGGCTGGCTTCAGAATTCACCTCGACGCATCGTGCTGATGGCCTTCCGAGGTATCGGCAAGTCGTGGATCACGGCAGCCTACGTTGTCTGGCTCCTCTACATGGACCCTCAACGTAAAATCCTTGTCGTGAGCGCGAGCAAGGACCGGTCTGACTCCTTCTCGATCTTCGTCAAGCGTCTGATACACGAAATCCCTGAGTTCCAGTTCCTTAAGCCTCGCACCAGCCAGGGCCAGAGGGACAGCAACATCTCGTTCGATGTAGGGCCAAGCACTGCCGACCAGTCACCCTCAGTGAAATCTGTCGGCATCCTCGGTCAGCTTGCTGGCTCACGAGCCACACACATCATCGCTGACGACATCGAGGTCCCTAACAACTCAGCCACTGAACAGCAGCGCGAGAAGATCGCTGAGCGCGTCAAGGAGTTCGATGCTGTCCTGAAGCCTGGCGGCAAGATCATCTACCTCGGGACACCTCAGACAGAGTCGAGCCTCTACAACAAGCTTCCCCAGCGTGGCTACACACCTCGTATATGGCCAGCTCGCTACCCTAAACCTGACGTCCTTTCGAAGTACCGGGACAGGCTTTCACCAGCCATCCTGGCGACACTGGACGCCTACGGGGAGGAGCAGCTTCAGAACGAAGGCCTGTCAAGCTGTGGTGGAGCCCCGGTTGATCCTGAACGCTTCGACGATGAAGACCTGCTCGAACGTGAAGCCTCCTACGGTCGCTCAGGGTTCATGCTCCAGTTCATGCTGTCGACGGCCCTCAGTGACGCTGAGAGATACCCTCTGAAAGTTGCTGACCTTGTCGTGATACCTCGCATGTCCCACCACGAGGGCTTCGAGAAGGTTGTGTGGGCCAGTGACCCAAGGTTGACCCTGCACGACCTACCTAATGTCTCTCTCGATGGAGACAGGTTCTACAGCCCGATGGAAACATCCGGGGGAGGGACGCCCTTCACAGGGTCGGTCATGGCCATTGACCCATCAGGACGGGGCAAGGACGAGACTGGCTACTGTGTCTCCAAGTTCCTGAACGGATACGTCTGCGTGACCAAAGCTGGAGGGCGGCGAGGAGGCTACGAAGAGAAGGACCTTGAGGCACTGGCAGAGATCGCTAAGGACCAGAAGGTCAACAAGATCATCGTTGAGTCGAACTGGGGTGGCTCCAAGTCTGACTCCATGTTCATCCAGCTCTTCAAGGTCGTCCTGCAGCGCATCTACCCGGTGACTGTCGAAGCCATCTACTCGTCAGGTCAGAAAGAGAACAGGATCATCGAGGCCCTGGAGCCGATCATGAACAGGCACAGGCTTGTTCTCGACTCAAGGATCATCGAGGACGACTACAGGTCCGTGCAGGACCTCCCAGCAGAGCAATCCCTCAAGTATCAACTGGTCTACCAGATGTCCCGCATCACGCGTGACAGAAGGTCCTTGAGGCACGACGACAGACTGGAAGCTCTGTCGATGGCTGTCGGCTACTGGACCCAGAAGATGGACGCTGACGAGGACCGAATGATCCAGGCAAGACACAGCAGGGCGCTGAAGAACGAGGTAGGGGCGCTGAAGAGAGCCGCAAGGATAGGGACAGCCGTCATGATGGGAAGACCATCTTTCAGGAACAACAACAATAGAAAATGGGCAAGCAGGCGAGGTTGAGATTATGTACATGGAAGAATTAGCCACACAGATTTACGGCATGATCGTCTTCATGTTCGACGTAGGGCCGGACGGAGCGGTGTCGGTTGCCACCGATTGGATCGACTTCCCGAGCCTGGAGGAGTGCCAACTGGCTGGACCAGCCATGGTGGAGGTCTTCAAGCAATTGTCTGACTCAGGCTTCTCTCAGTGCCTGTCCTTCATGATCGACACGCCCCCTGAGGTTGATGCCCCAGTGTAACGGCTAAGATTGACGCTAGGGCTGACGGCAGGGCTGGGTAGTTACCCCTAAAGGGATGTATATGCCCTTGTAAGGATGCATTTTAAGGCCCTCTGAGTGGCCTCTGAGGACCCTTCCGCTACCCATGTACCAGAAAGACAGTAAAACGCACCAGTGAGCCTCTAAATGCATCTATGGAGACATAGGGGGGAGACATGCTCTAACGGCAGGGCTGAGGGTAGGGCTGACGGCAGGGCTGACGGTAGGGCTG